ATTAGAAGACACATCCGTCTTTTTAATAGTCACGGTACGCCCGACGGCTTCGGGGGCATTGGCAGGAGGAAGTCGCGCTTCTAACGCGCCACCGAAAGACGACAACAAATATGTATCAACAGCCATATCAATATCATAAAGACCATTGCCATCAAAAAAGCGCGTGTTCCCTGCTGAACGGTTGGAAGCAATCACAAACCATTCCGCCCCATTGGATAGCACCATCATATAATCATTTTCTGACCCTAAATAATAATTACGGCTATCGGGCCCATTACCATTTTCTTCGGTAACGGTAATCACGTTTTTAGAGCTATCGATCTTTTTGAGCACCATCATCACACCCACCGCATCGGAAGCCTTTGGTAATTGCACGGTCAACGCCCCACCAAAGCTTGAGAGTAAATGTACCGAATGCGATATATCCAACGTCAAAACACCACTGGCATCATTATATTCGGTATCATAACGCTGCAAGGTCGCGTTCATGTCTGTCACCGTTGTACGTTGCAAACGGTTTTTATGCGGAAAACCTGCATTATAGGCTGTGTATTCCCCACCCGATAAATCAAAAATCGCCGAACCATCACTGACTGATAAAAGATTAATAATCGAAGTTTCGATTGAACCATTTTCAAGTTTAATATTCGGCACTTGATTATAACTTTCCGCATAAGGATTAATCAGCAGCGTCTTATCCGAATTTGCACCGATGATAAAACAGCCTTGTGATGTGCCGTGGACGTTGGCTTCACAATCAACGAAGCTGTTATTAAAACGCCCTTGCTCCAGAAAAAAACCTGCATTGGAAATTGGCGTCCCTAACGAATAAGCGCGACACGCATGAAATTTATTGGCGTTCGGCGTATCCCCTGCCCCTGTCCGTGTTAGGTGAAATCCATTAACGGCCATTTGTTCAACCAAGACACGGTCAAAATTGTTCCAATAACATGGCTTATTCGTATCATTATAACCGTCCAGTAAAACACCTGTGTTACTACCTACAATGACAATATCGGTAATTGAGTTTTGTACACAAGGACGGTCACGACCAAAAAGTTTAATACCAATATCACCGCCTTCAATTCTGAAATCTGATAGCGTTGCGTAATCTTCAACAACCTCAATCACATTAAATGTTTTATCTTGCGCCAATAAAACGGATCGTTGCCCCGCACCCTTTAAAGTTTGACGCGCGGCAATGGTAATAGGCGCATTTATGAGATACCGCCCTTCAGGAATATAAACACTGTCATAAGCGGCTAAAGCTTGTTGTATCGCCAAAGTATCATCGGTTAAACCATCGCCTTTCGCGCCGAAATCTTTAACCGAAATCACATCTTTAAATTTATCATCGCTGCTGCGTGTGACCGCCCCAATACCAAGCGCGGTATAATCAGGCAGGCCTGTTGCGTTTGATAAAGACACAGCAATGGGGTTTCCATCGCCATCAAAACCAAGACCTTTTCCCGCACGTTGATCACGCGGTGGTAATTCATTATGCCCTTCTGTTTCATGATCGCTATAGCGTAGCATCGGTGATAAATCACGATTGATTTGCTGTATCGATGCGGTTAAATAATCAAGTTCATTATTAATGGCTTGTGCGCTAAAATCTCCACCTTCTAGAAAGTCAGTCACACGCTCCAACGGCAATCGACGCTCTAACGTGACAACGGTGCCGCTTTGTGGTGGTTCATCAAAAGTAACATACCCCCCTGCCGTTTCACCAACATCGGTAATGTCAAAACCACTAAATTGTGGTGCGCCATCAAAATAAATTTTCAAATCTTCACTGGCAAAGATAGGAAAGATATAGGCAAAATCTGTTTGTGTTCCATTGGCGACATAACGCACAAGTGGCGCAATGTCGGGCATTTTTATATGCTCCGTCATTTTTAGTATTCCTTATTATGATTTATATTAATTTGATTTTATTGTTTAGTTATGATTAATTGGCTTCATGAAAATATTTTTGACATTATTGTTGTTTGTCGTGACTTATTTGTCTGCGCCTACATTCTCCATTCAAAAGTCTTACGCGCAAAGTCAAGATCGATTAGATTCTGCGCGCAGCAGCATCGATCTTTATTACGAAGAACTTGCCGAAAAAAAAGCCAAACGTGATTCTTATTCCTTTGAAATAGAAGAAGATGAAACAGACGACATCAACTATAAGGCAGACCGTTCAACAACATTAAAACAACCAAAGCAACAACTATTAAACCGTCATGGCAAAGGACAGTTAAAATCATCTGCTGATGTTTTAAAAAATTTACTAAGCCCTGCCAAAAAATAAAAATTTAAAAGCTATCTAATATTCCTGAAACACTGCTTAATTGGTCACCCAATCGAGCGGTATTGGTGAGTTTATTTTTTTCTTCTAACTGCGTACGCGCCAAGGTATTTTTACTACTTTGCTGCAATAAATTTTGATTCAAAGACTCTATTTTTAACTTATCTAACCGTTCACGGTTTTCACGTTGGTCTTCAGATTCTTCAAAAAGACCAAGTAGAACCGCCTCAGAGGATCCGTCACCTTGAGAAACACCGCTTGAACCAAATGCCGCGCGTTGTCGTGCCACCGCACGTTTTAAGGCATTGCGTCTTTGCGTTTCAGCCTCTTTCCCTTGCGTTTCAATTTGCGCACGACTTAAGGCCGCATCTTGCCGTGCCTGTTGTTGTTGTAAGGCTTGCTGTTGCCCTAACTGCCTTAAAACTCGATCATCTTGTTTCTTCGCCGGGTTATCAATGACATTTGCAATTGTATTGACTGTTTCGAATAAGGCCAACGCTTGTGTTGCTATCGGTAGAACTGCTCCCATTATTTTAATCTCCTTTTATATAGTTTAATCATTAATCTTTATTTCAATCGCCGTTGAAAGAAGCGTAAATTTATAGGGAACTTCCTGTTCAATACGCCAATAAGGATGTGGTCCATTTTTGAGCCACCCTAATGATCGAACACGAATATCATCAGTCACCAACGGCGGTGGTGTGTCCAAAATTTCATCTTCACCAAATTGTTTTAATGTCACATCTTTTAACCCACGCCCCACATCAAGACGTAACGCTTGCGTTTCTTGCACACGGAAGATGGCTTCAATCAATCTTGTTTTCTTGCCAGCTGTTGCTTCACTCATTTCCAAAGGTAATGGCTCTAAAACATGTGTATAGGGCAAGCCGACTTCTATCTGTAGCGCAGGATCATCCAACGTCACTGCGCCATCAATAACCTGTAAAGGGTTATCCAAGACAATACCATCGGCGATGACAACGACGTCACGTCCTTCCAAATGATCTAAACCCGACCATGTTTGTCGTGGATTATCGGTTTGTCCTGTCAGCGCAGAATCCAAATTAATCTCAACATCAAAACGTTCAATATAAAAAGCTCCATCGCGCTCAACCAATAAATAAGTATTTCGTCCGACAACACTAACCGAATGAACATGCCCCAATGTTTCATGCAACGTCCATGCGCGCACTTGCTCTGCCCTATAAAGGGTCATTGTCGCGATCTTTCCATCATCACGCACCGCAAAAACAAGACGGCGATGCTGATCGTAATCTTGATCAATGACATTTTGTGGAATATGGCGTGAGACCAAAGCTAAATCAATCGCGGTATAGGCTTGCTCAATATCCGTATATAAAAATTCTCTAATTTCCTGTCCGTTATCGGCGACAAAAATTGTCGCACCATCAACCGTCACGGGAGGAACATAACGTCCAATCACCGAACCCACACGCGTTTGACGGTTTAACTGTAAGGATGTTGGCGTCAAAGGCGTACCTGTGACAATCCATTCCGCACCACTGGTAAAAACTTGCAAATGGCGACCAGAAAACACACCGCGTATCGCATTAACTTGGTCAGATAAAATAGAAAATTCAATGGCTTCGTCATCCAACCCCTCACCCAAATCAAAGTTAAACAAATCACCAGAGCGTGAAAACCAAAGACGATTTGGTAAATCACGCGAACCCCCAATAACCAAACGATCTTGATGAAAGGCCACCGTCACGGGATATCCACGAACGGAGGAGTATGCCTGTTCAAACCAATCAATCGTTGTCGCTGTATCGGGTAAATCTTCAATCAATTCAACGGTGATAACTGTTGGTGAATCATAGCTTAAAATCTGTGCTTGTTTTCCCGCAATTTGCATCCGCGTTCCTGCATGACCAAGAGAAAACACATCATCAGAGGCCGTTAAAGTCACCGTACCGCTTATACCGCTGGGTGTTAAAGTCACATTACTATCGGCAAACTTATAAAAAGGCTGATAGATAATATTATCGTCACTAAAAAACATCCAATCTTCTAAAACAAATTGCCCAAGATCATTACGTATTAATTTTTGCGGCACATAATCAGGATGAACCAACAACAATGTATCCGCACTTTGCGTCCATGCCACTTGGGATATATCATTTTGTGGCCATGGTGATGCGATGCTTGTAATTTTCACATCATCAAAATAGATATCAATTTTATTGGCCGTTAAAACCAGTAAATATGTTTGCTGTGCGTTAAATTCAAACGGGATAAGGCGGCCATTCCCTTCTACCGTATCTATATAGCGCAAGCCATCACGGCGCGTGACACCACCCGTAGGATAGATAAAAAGATTTTGCATTTTCGCTGCACCATTTTTATAAGAAACCAATTCTCCACGTCCCAATAAATCTTCGGAAATCTCCCCTGCGGTAAAATTACTTTTAACTTGTCTTGCTCTTGTCATTATGTATATCCTTTAATTTAGTCACAAAAAAAAACCGCTTCGAATGCGGTTTTTAAAAATAGTTATGATTAAGTCTTATTATTTTTTAGCGTAGACTCAAAATAAAGAAGGCTTTTCTTCCCAATTTTACAGCCATTTGTTCATGTTCTCTAGGTATCATGTGCCTTAAATACGTTTCTGTTAAAGTAAATCCAGTAGCACGTCCGTATAATTTAGCTTGTTCATCACTAATACTAACGGCTATTTCTGTTTCGTTTTTTTCTTTGTCATACTTAACACTATAATCTAACCCATTTTTATTACCTGACATTATATATACTCCTTCAATATGTAATTATTACTTACATAAAAATACTGTGTCAATAGTGATTACCGCACATTAATCAACGTAAAATCTTCAATACGGTTCGGGCTGTCTTGTTGCGCATCAATTTGACGCGCCATCGCAAATTCATCTTTCGCTAGCTTATATAAAGCGGTTGAGCGTGATGTACTTTCAGTCACGGGAATACAAAATTCTGCCGCCAACTTCGTAATCAACGCCATATCAAAGAATGGTGGAAAACTTTCTTCTTCTGGACGATAAATATAAGTCAGCACAACCGCATCGGCATTGGTATGAAGTTGCCCATTCACAAGACGGTAATTCAGTCCACGACCGCGCTGACCATCGCCAGCAGAAATAGCGCGCAAAAAATCGAGCGGTAATTGAAATGCGTTTTGGTAATCCGCCAATGGCGCATCATTTAATTTTGTCAGTGCCAGCTGTCCTGTCGCAAATGTCCATGGATATGATGACAACATCGCATCACGCACAGGCGCGAACAAAGCATTCGCGATTTCTGATTCTGCGGTATCATCATTAAAAGATGTAATAGGTGCTGCGCCCAACCTAACCAGTGCGCGCGAGCATAGTCCAATGTCATTTAAAGCCATTGTGTGTCTCCTTATGTATTGAATAAAAATCAAAAAGACAGCCAAAAAATAAATCAATATCTATGGCTGCCTTTGTTTGTTACGGAGGTTAGAAAAACCTATGCGAGGGCCGCAACACTGACGACGCCAGACGTCACATCGGTCACAATATAAAATTGTGCGCTTGCGCCTGCGTCGATATCAACATTGGCGATGATAAGATCATTTTCATCCATCATCTCCGATGCTGTATTAAAATATCCAGGCGTTGTAACAGAATCATCTTCTGTTTTAAAATGCCATAGAGTGAAGTTGTTGGCGTATGCGAGTACGCTTAAATTAGAGAGTTGTAAACTCATGGTTATCTCCTTTTAAAGTTATAGAAAATTAATAGTTCTTATTTTGATATTTGTAGTCGGCGCAAGCGACGACGAAGGTGAAAACCTTTTAGGAGCGCCGTAACGCTCTACAAATTCAAAAGAAAACTATTAATCAGGTGTTTCGTCACAATTAATTGTCACAACACCCGCCTCATCAATCAAAACAGACCCTTGACTCATCATGTTATTGACGAAATGAGCGGCGCGATCACCGTGCCAGCTAATATCTGTTTGAACATCACTACCGACGGCATGACCGATGGCTGTTTTGTGATAGAAATAACAAGAACGAATATCGTCATTATCAATCGGTAACCCAGAATGTGGAATCCAGATTGTACCCAACCACATTTTCGCTTGAGACGTACCATTAGCGTATGGAAGTGCGCCGTCACCGATATAATCAGCATTTACAAATTCATCAATTTGTAACAAATCACTCCATTGTTTCCAACCAACAGCGGCAAAGCGTTGACCATCATCTGGCACATCTGTTTCACCAAACAATTCAAAAGCTTCTAAAACTTTATCTTTTGTTAAGCCTGTATTGGCATCACCAATGATATTGGCAGATGATGTCGTCAACGCATTAATGATCATTTCGTCCGTTTTACGACCAAGCGCAGAGGCACCCGCACTGGCAATAACTTGACGTTCATCAATATTCAATTTTAACTCATCCAGATGATCAACCCAGTCACCCGCGTAGAAATCTTGTAAAACACATTCTACGTTTGAATGAACCAAATTCATCACAGGCACCATGCCATGTGTTGATTTGGTCGAGGCGGTTCCTTTACCGACCTTTTGAAAGACGGTTGAAGATCCAGTTACTTTATTTGTTGTACGCACAGAGTTTCTTAATTTAGATCCCTGACGTTGGTAAGCTTCATGCACTTCACGTTCGAACTGCTTGATAAAAGCTTGGTCAATAGATTCTGACATTGCAATTTTCCTTTTTGTTTAAAGTTATGTTAAAAATAAAACGCGAGCATAAGTTTTCGCATTCGCACTTTCGTGCAAATACGGCTCATCAAACGTAAATAGGGAAATGTTTCAGGCAAATATGAATAAAAATTTGTTTTCTGAAACTATTTGAGATGCCTTAACGAATAGAGTGTTAAGAACAAAACAACGCCATAAACCAAGATGGTAATATGGCGTTGATAGAACCAATATATGAATTTATTCCTATAAAGTCAACTCTTTTTTTGGATAAATTCTTAAAATACATTGAAAAACATTACTTATGTCTATAGATTGTGAATCAAGGGAGAGTCAAAAACTATGTTTACATCAATATTAGAAACACTAAAAAACACAGCCAGTAACGATGATCAAGATGCGCGCCGCGAATATGAGCGCCGCGAAATAGATAGTTGCATCGGCATCATTGACGGTGTTTCCTATCCTATCCTTGATTGGAGTAAAGGCGGTGTCGCCCTTTCAGGTGATGATAAACAATTCAGTCTCAATACCACAAAAACAATCACGCTAAGATTTAAATTAGAAAATCGTATTGTTGATGTCTTACATAGTGGTCGCATTTTAAGAAAAGGACGCGATAAATTTGTTTTACAATTCGCGCCCCTCACTCAAAATATTGATCGTCAGTTCAACCATATTGTTGATGATTATGTCTCTCAACAATTCGCAAACTCACAATTATAATACAATCATCGATTTATTTGCCGTACATTTTTTGAAAACCTTCAGTGACTTTGGCAACAAAAGACGGATCTTTATCACGCCAATATTTTGGATCACGCATCATAGATTGTAAATCCATGCCATCTGACGCATTAGTGTTTTTAAAATCACCAATCTTTGGTTCTTCACCGCGCATCATATTATAGAGCGCCAGTACCCCTTCGTACGAACTGGTTAAAGAATCTAACGCATCGACAGGTAAGTTCTTTTGACCAAAAGATAGAAGCTGTCTTGAAATTTCTTTCCATTTTTCTGCCCCACCGAAATACTCAACCAGTTTTTCAACCTCACGGTCAGCCTTAAAATCACCAGCCATTTCAACGACCATCGGCACCATTTTTTCAACGGCCAAATCATAAACAAACTGCACCTGTTCATTGGTAAAACCTTTTTCGTGCATACGTCTGTTCATGTCTTCATCTTCGTCAAACAAACCATGTGAACAATCAACACAATAATCTGAATGTGTTTTAGGCGCCCTTGGGGCATTCGACATTTTTTTCTCCAACGCTTTGTAAGATTGCGCCATCGCTCCTATATTTACTTCACCTGTTTCTTTATTTTTAAATTTTTCTGGTATTTCATTATCTAATAAAGTGTCATCCATATTTTTATCTCCTTAAGTTATGAATATTTTAAATTAAATTTTTCTTTTAATTATTTTTGCCCTGCTCAACAAAATTAAGAATTGTTGAAACCAATGATCGCTGTCCGTCCATATGGCGTAACTGATCATTTGATGCCCCTGCTCCTAAATTTCGATGAAAGGTTATATATTGCAGATATACCAAAGCTTTCTTTCCATCATCGCTAGAAAAAACACGCGTAAACACACGCTTTATATTTTTTTGATCGATTTTGGATAAATGTGAGACATCGATTGCTTCCATTTTTGATTTATTCTTCCAAAACATTTTCGACCTCCAAATTATTCTCCAGATCATCCCCCAAATCATCCAAGACATCTAAGGGTGTTGGTAATATTTCTTTTTTCAACAAATCACGCGGAACGCCCAATGTTTCGGCCAGTAATTTTACGGCCTTCGACGTGTCCACCATGGAAGTTCCTGCGCCGCCCATAGAGGACGCAATATTAATCCATGTTAAAATGTCATTCACATGACCGCGCCCTTGCATCCGCGCCAAGGGGGAGCGATATTCAAGCATGATATA